AGCTGAGTTTGAGCAGGAGTATGAGGCTTCGTTCAACAGCTATCAGGGTCAGATTTGGAATCTCCCTGAAGAAAATATTATTGATCCAGAAGAGCGTAACGAGCATGGAGAATGGAAGTACCCGGCATTTCATCCAGGTGAGATGGAGCTCGATATGGTTTCGGGTCTCGACCTTGGTTTCCGTGATGCTACTGCTATGGTAGTTATTGGGTACGACTGGAAGAACCATGTGTTTTATATCGTGGATGAATATCACGATGATGAAAAGACAACGGCCCAATACGCAGCTGGCGTGCAGAAGTTGGTAGATAAATGGGGTATTGACTATATCTACATTGACTCCGCGGCTCAGCAGACTAGGTACGACTTTGCTCGTGAGTACGATATTTCGACCATGAACGCCAAGAAGTCCGTTTTGGACGGTATTGGTTATGTCGCTAGTCAGGTAGAAACAGGTAAGGTTTTTGTTTCTAAAAACTGCACACATGTATTGAGGGCTTTCGACGCCTATCGTTGGGATCCAAATCCTAATCTAGTAAAAGAGAAGCCGGTTCACGATAAGGCATCTCACATGGCGGATGCTATTCGCTATGCGATGTATAGCTTTGAGGGAGCCATTGGCTCAATGTGATGAAAATTAGCACCCCGGGAGAAAATTGTCCTTGACAATTGGACCTCGGGGTGTTATGATACGTGCATATTAAGGAGTAAAAAGTGGCGCACAACTTAAAAAGAGACCCTATAAAATTCGTAAGGGATAAAGCAAAGGCCAGGTATCAGAAGGGAACTGAGTGTTTCATTTGCGGGAGCACTGAAAGGCTTGATTTCCATCACTTCTATACTTTAACGCCGCTCTTTAATAAGTGGTTGCGCGAACAGAAGATTAAAATCCAGACCGATGAAGATGTGTTGGCTGTCAGGGACAGGTTCATTGCGGAGCACATGCCTGAACTCTACGATCACGCTGTTACGCTTTGTCATGAACACCACATGAAGTTGCACTCTATCTACGGTAAAGACCCTTCACTAGCAACTGCAGATAAGCAGAAGCGCTGGGTGGGCATACAGAGAGAAAAGAATGGGCTTCCTCCAATGGACAGTTGAGAAACTTAATCCTGTCCAACCAAGTTTAAGTAATCACGGCACTATTCAGGTTAGTAGTTCGCCGCACCAGTTATTCACTTACCAGCAATATTATGAGCAACTAGAAGTTGTCAATAGAGCGGTAAATATGATAGTAGACAATGTTGCTGCTATTAAAGTTAAAGTAGGCGACCAGTTATCTATTAACAGTCGTCCTAATATGCGTAAAAAGACGCTTGAAAAGCTACTCAATAAAGAGCCAAATCCGTTTCAGGATATTGACTCTTTTCGTCGTGGCCTAGTAATGGATCTAGTTCTTGATGGTAATATTTTTATCTACTTCGATGGAGTAGGTATGTATCAGCTCCCGGCCTCGAAGGTTACGGTTGTAGCAGACCCTAAGAATTACGTATCTCATTACACATTTGATGATGGTCAGAAGTTTACTCCAGACGAGATTATTCACGTTAAGGACAATAGCTTCAAAAGTATTTACAGAGGCTCATCTAGACTAGAACCTGCGTTGCGTACAATGCGTATCATTTTAGAGATGCGTACCTTCCAGGATAACTTCTTTAAGAACGGCGCAGTTCCAGGTCTCGTACTAAAGAGTGAAAACACTTTAAACGAGCGAATGAAGCAGCGTCTAACGGAAGAATGGTCTAGAAAGTACAAGCCTAGTCAGGGTGGTCGCAGACCAATCATTCTAGATGGTGGCTTAGAGATTGATCAAATTTCAAACTCTAAATTCTCAGACCTAGATTTTCAAAACTCTATTGGGCAGTGTGAGGAGACGGTTCTAAAAGCAATCGGCGTTCCGCCGATTCTGTTAAATACCGGAAACAATGCGAATCTCCGACCAAATCATAGGTTATTCTATCTCGAAACAATTATTCCGGTTGTGAATAAAATGAACGCAGCTTTAGAGCGCTTCTTCGGCTTCGAGATTTACGAAGATACAACTTATATTGAGGCTCTGAGACCAGAGCTTTCAGATCAGGCCAGCTATTATCAAAGCCTGGTAAATGGTGGAATTATTTCCGCTAATGAAGCTCGAGTTGAGCTTGGTCGTGATCCGGACCCCGATCCTGAACATGATAAACTGCGAATTCCAGCAAATATTGCAGGAAGTGCAGCAGACCCCTCAGAAGGTGGTAGACCACCAAAGAAGGATCCAAATGCTAAACCGAAATAAGGTTCTAGTAGCCTTACTCAAGTACTTTGAACAAAAGGGCCGTGTACTGAGTCCTCAAGAGTATGCTCGCGAGACAGACACCCCCGTACGAATCCAAGCAATCAAAGAAGTCTTTGGTTCCTGGAAGAAAATGGAGATTATAATTATGGCAACTCAAAACGGTCGTGCAGAAAGCCGTACGAATGTTAATGAGCTAATCCGTCAGCGTGGCGCAGCTGAGCAGGCTAAGGTTGATCAGTGGGTAGAAGCCAGTGAAAACCAGGACGTCAAGGCTCGTCGTGAGGCCGAAGCCCAGGTAGTTGCTGAAGTTCTTGCAAAGAACGCAGCCACCCCTGAGGGTGCTAACGCAAACAAGATCGCTATTGGTGGTAAGCTACCAGCAGAGCAGCAGGACTTCACTGCAATGGGTGCAACCGTTAAGACCGACCCAGCAACTCTAGAACAGACCGTGGTTGACACTAAGCCAGAAGTAGTAACTCCTGCGCTAGACAACCCAAAGACTCCTCAGGAAATCCGCGATGCTATCGCAGCTGAGGGTGTAAGTGGTGGTTCTATTCCGGTTGGTAAGGCAACTGCAGGTGGTTCATCCGGTCAGCCTTCCAAGGATACTGTAAACGCTCTAGGTGGTGATACTGCAGCTGACGACGTTAGCAGCGACACCCTAGCTGCCAAGGACGGCACCAAGGGTGCTACAGCTCCTAAGGCTAAGTAAGAGGTAGCCCCTGATGGCTCGTAAATTCACGCTAAACTCCAGAATTAAATCTATTCAGGAGGTAGGCGATCAGCTGAAAATCGTGGGTTACGCGAGCACAGCTGACACAGACAGAGTCGGGGACGTAATCGTCCCCGACGCCTGGACCAAGGGCGGTCTAGATAACTATCAAAAGAACCCTATCCTGTTATTCAACCATAACTATAGTATGCCTATTGGTCGTGCTACAGCATTGGAGGTTGATGCTAACGGTCTAAAGATCGAAGCAGAAATCAGTAAGTCAGCAGGTGCAACCTACGGGTTAGTGAAGGATGAGGTACTGAGTACATTCTCGGTAGGATTCCTAATTAAGGATGCGGACTATAATCAGACTACGGATGGTTATATTATTCGTGATGCCGAACTATTAGAGGTATCGGTTGTTTCCGTACCATGCAACCAAGCAGCTACCTTCAGCGTCGCAAAATCTTTCGATAACGCAGAAGAGCTTGCTAAATTCAACACAGAAGTAAATGCGATTAAAGGCCAAGAAACTCAGGAAGAAGAAGTAAATGCTCCTGACCTTGAGACTTCGCCTAAGTCCGGTACGGAAAGTACCACGGAGAAGATTAAAATGGATCCAGAACAGATTGCAGCTCTCGTAGCAGAGTCCACCGCAAAGGCTCTTGCCGCTCAGCGTGAGGCTGATGAGAAGGCTGCTAAGGAAGCCGCTGAAAAGAAGGCTGCCGAAGAAGCCGCCCAGGCTGCTATTGCTACCGCCGTTAGCGGCGCAGTAAAGTCAGTAGAAGAGAAGCTTCTTTCTGATTTTGAAGCAAAGCTCAAGGCTAACGAAGAGAATTTTGAGAAGACCTTCGCAGAAATGCGTGATGGCTTCGAGTCGCAGAAGCAGAACCTTCTAGCTATGTCCGAGAGCAAGAGACTATTCTCTGATCGCGGTAATGGCAGCAGCGATATCGTAGATAAGAATTATGGTGAGGTTGAAACCGCCGTTCTTCTTTCTAAGGCCCTTCGTAAGGGTATCGGCGAGACCGAGTTTGGTAAGAATCTTCTTGAGAAGTTTAATACCCACTCAACCGTAACTGTTGGTACTGACCGTCTTGAGACGACTGTAACGACGAATATTGAGCGTGACATTGAGAACGCTCTAATCCTGAAGCCAATGTTCCGCGAAATCGTGATGAACAGCGCACAGCAGAGCTTCCCAATCGCGCCTGATGCCGGCTAC